TTTTTAATATAAGTATTTAAAAATAATTATATTAAAACGGTTTCGGCAGGAATCGAACCTGCGACCCTCAGGTGCCTGTAAAATTATAACAGCCTGATGCTCTAACCAACTGAGCTACGAAACCATAAATGCTCGAATGCGGGCTCGAACCGCAGGCCTTCGGCTCATAAGACCGATGCTCTAACCAACTGAGCTACACGAGCTTTGATACTAGTATCTTTAATTGATTTGATTTTTTCAATTGATTTGCTGTAAGATACTATTCCCCGTTAGGGATTATACTACTATTTTGTCTTTAAGTTATTTTAAATATTATATTAACGACAACTGCAGGATTTGAACCTACGCATGCTTTGCATAACAGATTTCAAGTCTGTCTCCTTAACCACTCGGACAAGTTGCCATTATTTGCTAGTTTCATTTTTTTTGCGCCTTAGACCACTCGGCCATTCACCCCAGGGGACGAAATAGGATTCGAACCTATGCTGATTTATCAACAATTTAATTGCTGTATGAAACTATTAAAAATTCTTTACCTTATACGATGACTGTAGGACTCGAACCTACGCGTGCGTTGCACAATGCCTTAGCAGGGCATCCCCTTAAAACCACTCGGGCAAGTCACCAAATATATTTTGTGTACGCCTGGATTTGAACCAGGATGTCCCAGTAAACTGCTAACCTCACCATTCGGCCACATACACATTATTTACTGTTATCTATTATTTCGATGCCGGAATCGAACCGACGAATTCAAGAAAAATTGTCTTGATATAATGCCATTTTATTAATCTTTAAAAATGCTGTTAGATAACATTTTGTGGACCCGGTGGGTTTCGATCCCACTACCCCCTGCTTGCAAAGCAGATACGCTTCCGATTGCGCCACGAGCCCATTAAAAGGGAATGCCGGGACTCGAACCCGGGTCTTATCGGCCACAACGATACGTGATGACCCCTCTACCACATTCCCATATAAAAAATAATAAAATTCTTTATATGGAATTATTGCTGATTTATATTAGATAAGATTATAATATATTTTAAATATATTAGATACATTGAACAAGCCCCTTATCCACACGGCTACCTAACTCTGCCATTAGGTCTTCATTAATTGCTGTTATAAATCATTTTGGACCTGGTGGGTTTCGATCCCACTACCTCAACGTTGCTAACGTTACACGCTCCCGATTGCGCCACAAGCCCATTATTTACTGTTTTCCATCTTTTAGGAATCGAACCTACGACCTTTCTTCAAAAGAAGAATGCTCTACCACTGAGCTATACGCCACCGACGTAAAATATTTGCTGTTGGAAAACATTTTAAACCCTACCCGGGACTTGAACCCGGAACCTCAAGATTAGAAGTCTTGCGCTCTATCCGATTGAGCCAGCAGGGCAAAATAATGGGTATAGTCCAAAAATTATAATTCAATGGACCATACCCACAATATACCTAAAGAAAAAAATTTAATTGTTAGCATAAAATTAAGAAATAAATAAAATAAAAGAACTTACCTTTCGACCCCCATTTACCTCCTGGGTCAAATTAATATCTTTAATTGTCTTTAAGTAGTTTTTAAATATAATATTTGTATATTATATGTTGAGTAATATTCTTGTAGCTCCCTCCTTAAATTCTCTCTTCGTAACTGGGTTCTTATTGCTATTCATTTTATTTGTTTTCGTCTCTAATTTCCAGCAATTTAAACGTCTAGATTATTATCATAAAATTGTTATTCTTGCATTAATTACTATTGCATTTGGCGCTCATGGTTTAATTCATCTTGGTGTCGAATCTGTTTATGGTTTTAACCCTTATCGTTGGATTTAAGACATAGAATTCTACAATATTACAAAAAATTAAAAATATCGAAAAATGAAAAGTATATGACTTTTTAAAAATGGACAAAAATAAATGTCCAAATTTTAAATTTAAAAACACTCTTACTGACAAAAAATTTTAGCTTGATAATAAAAATTTACCGTCACAAATTAAACGATAAATTTTTTATTTTATTATGATAATTTTTGAAAAAATAACTTAAAGTTTTTTTATATTTCCAATATATGGAAATTCAGGAAATAAAAAAACTTGAAAAAAACTTTCCAAAATTTGTTTGCGAACCTTGTGACTTTAAATGCTCTCAGAAGTGTGACTGGAACAGACATCTATCCAGAGCTAAACACCTCGCCAGTGTGGGCGGAAATGTCCAGGAAATAAAAAAACTTGAAAAAACTTTTTTATGTGATTGTGGAAAAATTTTTAAAACAAATTCTGGCCTATGGAAGCATAAGAAAATTTGTGCAAATGAAACAAAACATGACATAAAAGATACCTCTAAAGATGACACCAAAGACCAAGAACTTATTATGATGTTAATAAAGCAAAATGCTCAGCTTATGGAACAAAATAATGGACTTATGGAAATAGTCAAAAATGGCACTACAAACCATAGCCATAATACAACCAACTCACATAACAAAGCATTTAACCTGAACTTTTTCTTAAATGAAACCTGCAAAAATGCAATGAATATTACTGACTTTGTTGAGTCAATTAAACTGCAACTTTCTGATTTTATAAACGTCGGTGAAGTGGGATTTATTGAAGGTATTTCAAATATTATTGTGAAAAACCTAAATTCCCTCGATGAAACTGTTAGACCTATACATTGTACAGACCAAAAAAGAGAAACATTTTACGTAAAAGATGAAAATAAATGGGAAAAGGAAGAAGATGACAAAAAGAAGCTAAAGAAGATGATTAAAAGTGTCGCGTTTAAAAATGAAAAACTTATGAAGACATATAAGGAGACTTATCCAGACTATAATGACCCGGATTCTCATCGTTCAGACCATTATAGTAAAACGGTTATTGAAGCTATGGATTGCAAAGATGAAAGTAGAGAGAAAATAATAAAAAATATTTCTAAAGCTACTACAATTAATCGAAACAATTAAATTTATATTTTTTCATCATTTAACCATTCTGGATAAGAACCTGGACCACCATCTAAAATTTCATCACCACAAGGTTCGTAATCATATTCACCTCCACAACCATATTCGCAAAAATATTCATCCTCCTTTTCATCCTCTTCTAACTCAGCTAATCTATCACAGTCTCTTTCAACATCTTCTGCTTCCCATTTCTTATGTTTTTCAAGCTGTTCTTCTAATTTTTTAATAAGTTCTTGCAATTGGCCCCACCAATCGTCATACTTCATATATCTCGACATGTCAATTTCGTCATCTTCTTCTACTTCCTTAAATTCAAACATACTATCTTTACATCCATTTGATTTTGAAGTTAGTTTATATCCAGTTAACCATGATAACCAATTATATAATTTTTTTGTATAATCAGAGTTATAATCATATAATAAATTTGCATATTCAAAATGTTTATCTCTTTCTTCAAATGATACACCATTTGTTAGTAAACCATTATAATAATTTGCTGACAATAAATCATCAACTTCGCCATTCCAAAAGATATCTCTCAAAGTAAAGTAAACATTATCTTCTAATGACTTACTTTTGAATGAGTTATCATTCATTAAACCAACATACCTGATTCCATCGATTAGTCTACCTGCCATTGTATAATATAATTATCGTTCAATATTTATATTACTTATAAATATAAGTTATATTTGTATAAAGTTTATTTTAAATTATAGCATTTAATAATATATTAATAATCTTACATTTATATCATTTTATTTAAATTTATATCTATATACTATATATGATTCAACAAATAAACAAAATCTCGTTTTCTAAACCTTTATTATTTAATAATAAACATAAATTAGAACCAGGAGAATTCTTAAATCAAAATTTAGGTTATAAAAATGTTGATCCAAAACAATTTTATGAGAAATTTATTAAAGTTTCAAAAAAAAAATTTACACATAAAAATAAACATAAATTTAAAAATATTCTTAACACAGATAGATCATGTGGTAAAAAATTATATTGGCAAGTGTGGTATATACCACCTTATACAAACATATCTTATCATGAACATGCAAATTTTGAATATAATTATATTGCAGAGGGAGAATTTCATGAAATAAGGTATGAAAAAGATATAAAAGAAAACTATTGTAATATTAAAAAAGTTAAAAATATAAATGATAGTAACATACCTGAGAATGAATTTATTAATAATAAATTTAATAAAGGTAGTGGATTTGTTAATCAACCAGGAACAATTCATTTATCATTTACACAATCAAAACCATGTATTTTGTATACTTTATGGAGTGAAAAACATGCAAATATAAGAAAAATTCCATTATTTTTAAAAAAATTTACACGTAAACTTAAAAAAAATAATAATAAATATACACAAAAAAACCGTAAATAATATATTAAATATTTAAAAAATTATAATTAAGAATTTAAATATTTAATTATGTTTTATCTTCTTTATAAACTGTTTCATAATCATTAATCAATTCAATTTCATTATTTTTTAACAATGAAACATATTTTTTATCATGAATATTTGTTGAAAAAACACCACTATTATTAATATTATGACCTTTTGGAATATGAACTATAATAAATCTTAATGTTTTGGAGATAGGATATTTACTTAAATATTCATAAAATTCTTTAAAATTATAAAAATTGTAAGAATTAGGGAATATTTTCTCATCTATATTTTCCGTTTTACATATAATTTCTTTATTTTTTTTATGATTTTCTGATAAATTTTGTTTGTCAAATGATTCTACAATTGCAGAATATTGTTTATCTTTAAATAGAATTATTGTTATAGGTAAGTGTTTATTATTTATTAAGTATAATAATGTTGAACCAGCAAACATAGTTCCACCATCTCCTTCAAATACCCAAACAGGTTTTTTAAGTGCTAAATATGCGCCTATACCATATTGATATCCACAACCTATCGAGGCCCATTCTGTGCTAGATAACCAGCTATTAGATTTTGTTAAAGTAAAATATTTACCTATTGAATACCAATGATTGCCTACACCAGTAACTACAGGGATATTTAAATTTTTTTTACTATAAATTATACTAGATAAATAGCAATATTTTTCAAGGTAACTTTTAGGTTTTAATGGGTGTCGCAAAATACTATATGTTTTAGATAGTTTATCCAAAAATTCTTTTGGAGCATTTAATCTTAAATTTTTAAATATATATTCAAAATTATCAGTTGTAAATATTTCAGTTGATTGTTCTATAGCATCTGGTTCATCTGCTACTATTGAATAAATTGGCTTATTAATCCTATAATCTATAGAAAATGCTTCATTATAGCTAGAATTATTTAATTTGGATGAAATATTTCCAAATATTAATATTTTTTTTGCATGATAAACAGCATAATTTGCTGAATGATAACCTAAAGATCCTATTAATCCGCAATAATATTTATCAGTTAATATAGTTCTCTCTTTCCATGTTAAAACAAATGGAATATTATTATTTATTAAAAATGTTTTTATTACATTATAATCAATATTTGGAATATAGCCTAATACTACTAATACATCTGTATTATTTAAGTCTTTATTGATTTTTTTAACAATATTATTTTCATTGTCAAAATGAAGCAATTTTCTAAAATTAAAATTAGAATTATGATATGAAATAGTATCTAACATTGTATTTTCTTCGATTAATAAGGTTACACCTGTATTTAATGTTTTTGCTATATAAAATGCATAATTTACTTTTTTTTCAAAATCTTCATTAGATTTTATACTAACTGTATATGGTGTAATTTGCTTTGAAATATTTATTATATCCCAACTTTGAAATCCACCATTATTCTTTGAAAAGACGCTTACAGCTACTAACGGTAATTTTTCATGAACAGCATTTCCAAATGCAGAAATAGCAGTAGCTATACCAGGACCACCTGTTACTATTATAACACCAACTGTTTGGGAAAATAAACCATATGATTGTGCTACAAATCCATTGTCTAATTCATTTCCCACATTAATCCATGTTATATCATTTGGTTTATATGCCAATAAAGGAACTACTGGACTACCAGCTATTCCAAAAACATATTCTATTTTATTTTTTTCTAGAATTTTCCAAAATACTTCTGTTTTTTTCATTATATATATTATAAATATTAGAATTTTATTAACATCTAAATGCAAACGCGAGTATACCAACACCAATTATACCCAATACTAAACCCATATGATAATTATACTGCATCTCTCTATACATCTGTAACCAAGCTCTAACTTCTTCTTTATTTTGTAAATGATTCAGCATCCAATCTGACTTAGGATGAAGCATATAATAGAAGTAATTTGTAACAAATGCAGTTGCAATAACAGTGCAAACCAAGGTTGTAGTATTCATCTTTGCTCCCTTTATTTTTAAATTGTAAAAAATGATACCGAGAGAAAGAATTACACCTAAAGCATACCCTTGATAACCTATCATTAATCTCTCTTGACTAATTTTATCATATCTTTTTTGTAAATCAGAAGATAATGAAGCCTTATAATGTCTGACGATTTCACTCTTACCAGTCATGTTATAAAAATAAATCATTCCGATAATAAATATCGCAGATATTGAACAACTCAAAGCACAAGCCATTTATATTAAGATAAGTTTATTTTCTAAAATTTACCTTATTTATTGACACGATATGGAGGAAAATATTGTAATTGTTGATTGACTTGATTATTAGAGAGAACAGCCTTAAATTGTTTTTTACAGCTATTGCACTGTTTAAAAGAGCCATCATTAATAAGATTCATTGTATTATTGGAAGAACAAAATATGCAGTTTGGAGAGAACCGTGAATTTAATCCGCCATTCATAATATATGGACTAAATGAGCTAAATTGATATGCAGAATCTAAATTAGTTTGAGCTAAATCACCATTAAACATGTTTGGATTACTCATAATAATATTTGAAATATTTAAATATTATTAAAAAAATGTATAATTATAATATATGAAGTACTTTGATATGTATGTTATATTAATTTTTGTTGTTAAAATTGTCTTTATTATTTTAGCAGTTTACAGATTGTATATTAAAGCTAAAAAACCACAAGATAAGAAACTATTAGAAACAATTGAAAAATGGAAGGGAAGATTTGAATTTATCTTTATAACTCTTATGTCTATTCTTCTTGTTTATTTATTTAATCCAAGAGCTAATAATATTAATATGATTGATAAAGAGACTAAAATATTGTTATACTTATTTGGTTTTATTTTATTATTAACAGAAAACTGGAGTAGCTTCATTCATGAGTCACCTTTATTTAAAAAATTTCAAGGTATTTTACGATAAATTCCACCTTTTCGAAAGGTAGTTTTTGGCTCCACCCATTTCGAAAGGTGGATTTACATACGTTTTCTTTGAGCCAAATATCCTGCAGAAGAACGTCCAACCATTCCGACATCTGTATGTGGCTTATAAATAAATGTTCCTTTACTGATAGTATAACATAAATTACTTGAACATCCATTGTACATCTTATTATAAGGAAGTAACGTGGTATCAAACATAGTTTTAAAATTAGTTGCCTTATTCAAACGATTTGATGGATAAGGTGTTGTATAACTTGTAGCTGATAACATAGAATCTAACATTTATATAATAAGAATATAAATAAATAATTTTTATAAATATAATGGAAACAATTACTACTGCGCTTATAATAATTTATAGTTTTGCTGCATTTTTGATAGTTTTTGATATTCATTAAAATTGATATTAACATATTATAAATTATTACATATAAATTATAATATGGAACCTGTTACAACCACTTGTTATTACTTAATCTCAGTTCTATTGGGTATTTTATTGGGGCTGATTTATATAATTATTATAAACTTCGAGAGAACTTTCGTGAACTTCAATCTGATTTAATTAACATAAAATACAAATTAGATAAAATTGACAATATATTAGATACAATAAACAAAAAAATAACCTTAATGTCTTCCACAAGAACCACAACCAGGTCTTACGTTATGAACACGAGCAAGCATAGGAGCATTAATTGCAGATGGTGCTTTAGGTGAAGCCATAGAAGGTGCTACTCCTAAACTTGCGGTGTTAATTTGCTTAATCATCGCTGGTGGAGGATTTCCGTTAGATATAAACATATTAATTTTGGCTGGCATATTATAAATAATCTAAATATTAAAATTATTTTTTTTTATTAAATTACTATAGAATTTAATTGAGAATCAAATAATTGCTCAAGTGTATAAGTACAATTTCCAAAATTTGGGTTACTATTTAATCCTGCACCAAATGATATACCAATTAAGTTATCACTAACACAATTACATGGAAAATAATACAATAAATCATTTACATTAGTAACTTCTTGAATGGTGCCATTATCAAATTGAATTGTATAAACACCATCAGTGATGTTAGTTACTATAGCTCTGGTATAAAAATTGTTGCCAGTTTGAATAGCATATACATAATTTCCAACACTAAAACCATATTCAGAAGTTGGATATGGTTGCCATAAAGGATTATTATAAATATTAAGGTCTTGTTTTAAAGGAGTTTCAATTGGACAATCACAACCATTAACAATATTAGTTTTAGTTGTTTTACCACCGTAAATAGGGAAAGCTGGGTTGAAAGGAATAGGTTTTCCAAAAGTAGAAGGAATAACACCTCTTCTCATAGGTCCTTTTCCTTTTAATCTATTGAGATATCTGTCGTAAGAATTATGTTTAATATCACAACCTATACCACCTGGAGTTTGTGAGCCAGGTTTACTAGATGTAACAGATGTATGACGTCTATTCATAGCAGTATGATATCCAGTTGGTATAGATGCTTTCTGAACACTTGGGACGGGTCTGTCACTCATTTGATTCCAACAAACACCATATAAACCATTATTAGGGTCTGATATAGGTTTTTTATATGAACTAAGAGCTCCTAAATTTGCTACATAGAGAGAACCATAAACTCTTACCGTATTTTGAATAAGTTTTAATTTTTGGTATTGGTCAGCTGGAGTAAAACCGCCGACACTAGTTTGAGTTCTATTAGGAAAGTTGGAGTTACAACTTCTATATCTATAATAAAAAGGTGGAACTCCTAATTGTTTTGCATATGGAACATTATTAACTAATGAAGTTAGGCCTATTTGACTCATTATATATAAATCGTTATAATATTATTTTTATTTTATATTATTTTAAAAATTGATAAAAATTTAAAAATAATATAAAAAT